TAGATAGAGAAGTGTAAGGAATGGCTTGACCTCGCTCGCTCACAGTAATTGCCTGTGTGCTGAGGGAGATTGTGCGCTCTGGGATCCGACTCATCTCTGTTAATACGTCACTGGTCGGAACCGTTACGTTACTAACTCTTGTGATGGTGATTGACTCACCTTTTTGACGGCCATAACCAGGCTCGGGCTTTACAAAGCTCATAAACTTGGTTTGTTGAATGGCGGCCATACGAATTTTTGAACTCAAGTCGTGATTTTTATAGACACCACTGGGGGCGTCTGCAATCCAACTATGTGTAGCCATATGTTACCTTCCTATGTGTTTTGTTACTAACCCTTAACTGGTCTTGACCTCATGCTACGCAACTGTGCGGTGAAATCAACAGGTTTTGAGTTTGTGGGCGTTTTCTGTGGTTGGGTTACAGGTGGGTTACCCCCTAAACTAGGCCCATGTTTAGTGTTGGATAGTACTTTTGTCGGGGTTTGAGCTTCTACCCATCTTTGGAACTTGGCCCGGACTTGGGTGGCTACATAGGCCCGTGCTTTTTTAGGATCCCTACGCACCATAGCTTTTACACTCTCGGCATTGGCAGCGACGTACTTGTCCACGTCGTCTTTGAAGTCTGCTAGGTCAGGGTTCTCAGCTACGAAGGTGTTCCAAACTTCTTGTTCTTGTTGAGTGGCGGCTTGGCGTTGTTGCCACTTGCGCTCCATCTTCCTTTCTAGCCAAGCACTGTGCTCCCGTGTGTAGCTACGTTGATATCCAGCCGGATCCTCATAGTACTTGTTCTCATCCCATTGAGGTTCGGGATCACTGTCTACTGGGGTTTGAGACTGTGACTGTGGTTGGTACTGCATAGCGGTCTGCATACCCTCAATACGAGCCTCATCGAGTAGCCTCTCCTGTTCGAGCGTGTTGTACTTTTGTTGTAGGTAGTCTCTAGCATCTTTTTCACTGGCAAACTGTTGTCCATCCACTTCGACCATGCCCTCATTACTTGGGGATGGTTCAGGTTGGTTGGCTGGAGGCTCGGGCGGTGGTTCTGGTTGAGCCTGTGCTTGAGGCTCTACTGGTGTGTTGCCTGGGGGAAGTGGTGCATCCCCGTTGTGTTGTTGTAACTGTTTAAGTGTATCGGATTGATCTACGTTTAGTGTGTCCATTTATTCTCCCTTAGGTTCCTCTTTGGCATAGTGTGTTTCTAGCCTTTTGATTCTATAGTTAATTTCTTCTATTACTGTGTTGTAGGCGTTGCACTCTGCTATCCTGGCCAGGTTGTCCACTTTGCCGTTTCTAAACTCCATGAGAAGGTTGTCATAGGCGTTGGTCTGCATTTCTTCTAGGATTGGGAGCAGTCCGCTAGCAGCGACGTGCAATGTCTTTGCTACATGGATATCTCTTTCAGTCATTGTGCCACCCCATTACGTTGTCCATTATAGTCCTTTTAAACCCCTCTAGTATAAACACTTGCATGGACTGGTCCATCTCTGTCCAAAAGAAGTCGTGTGTGCCGTCTTTAAATTGAATTGCTACCATAAGTTCTTGTACGTCACACCAAGAAATAGTCTCGCTTATGTTACTCAACAGAAATTTTGGGTTGTTAGGGCGAGACTTGTCTTTGTCGAATTTTATTACCTTCATTGAGGACCTCCGGCGGCAGGTAGGCTTTGACCAAATATCTCAGCGAATGGATCGCCCGTGGCTCCCCCACTTGGCACTGAAGCCATGTCTTGGTTGGGTTGTAGTTGTTGTGGCAGGGCGGGTTGGTTAGGTGTTGGTGCCTCTTGTTCCATAACAGCAATTTTGTGTTTGTCTATGTTGAGAGAGACCATGATCTCGCCTAGCAGTTTGCCCATGTCATACTTTTGAATGAACTCTTCAATAAGTAACTCGGAGCTAGAGATTGTTTGAAGTAGGGTTGTGAGCTTTCTAAAGTCTTGGGCCTTGGCAAGTGTTTGGGTAATGCCCATGACTTTCCATTTAAACCCTTGGACGGTTTGAACGAACATGTCTTGGGGATCTATTTGGCTTAGGGCCGCTCCCCTCTCTGCTCCAAACATCCCAATAAGCTCATCTTTATCTAACATGTCCCAGTTTTGGCAAATGGTCATCCAAGCCAGTTCTATTTCGGGTTCTATGTGGCTAGTTTCAATGTTTTTGGACATTCCTTGGAACACACTGGTTATTGTCTGGCTCTGTTCTACCACTTCGGTAGCTTTTACACTCCTGTCTGGGAGCTGTCCCGACCTTAGGTCAGTGGTTAGGGCACTGGAATTATACTCTTGGTTAATCATGTTGAGGACGTTCATGGCGTCGTTGGGCACGTCTACTGTTTCTAGTGGTTCCATGACTTTCTGTCCGTAAGGCAAGGTGCTTTTAACTTTAAGCATCTCCCCGGGTGGGATGCCGTCACTAACCTGTTCAGGATTTTCTAAGTCCTTGGTTCTTATCTGACCAGGGGCGTGAACCTTCTTAAAGCCTGCATCTAGGATTAGGTTTAACATCTCTGTAGCTGTGTGATTGTGTTTTACGGCAGCGTCCATGAGGGCGATGGGCCAAACTGCTCCGTCTACGTCGATAATTGGTGTTGTGATGTAAGGGGTGCGTTGGTGCCAGAGTGGGTTAGGGGTTGGCTTTCTGATGAGGTGCTTGTCGTTAGCTACAGTCATAACTACGTTTTCATAAAGCAACTCGCCCTCGTCACTGACTATATCTCCCCAGTATTCCCTTAGTTTTACTTTTGGCCTGTGTTCACTATGGCTAATTTGTGAGTCTTGCCCTGTTTCCTGGTTTACTTCATATTGGTGGTAGCTGTCCTCTGAGTACTCTGTACTTAATTGGTCAACGACACTTTTTATGTAAATAGCATCGTCTCCTTTGGACATTGCTTTTACTTGATGAAGGTCTAAGTAAATCTCCTCAACGACGTAGAGTCCGGTGCCATCAGGATCGGGAAAGAAGTCGTCATTACGGACTCTGGAGAATTTTAACTGCCAGGCTTTATCTTCTTTGGCTAATACGTTCTTCCGTTTGTTCTTCCCCTTACCCTTAGTTTCCACTACGAATTTAGGTTTTGGTATCAACTCGCCGTGGACCTTGGAGTTCATTAAGCCACCAAGTAAACCTCTTTGAATGCACAGACCTACATGGGAGAAGTAGCCTGCTTTGGTAAGTTGTGCTTGCAGTATCTTTTGAGCTTCATGGGGTGTTATGGGTAGTGCTCCCTCATCTACACTCTTGTCTTTAAGCTCTACCTTAAACCACTCGGTAATATCAGCTAAGGCCTGTTGAAAAAAGGACTTGGTGGACTCCACACTCATCCTAACTTTAGCTAGCACCTCACGGGACTGTCCCTCGGTTTTGTGAGAGAAGTCGTGGCGCATGTGGTAAGCGTCGTAGTTGTCCTCGGTAAGGTATTCCCGATCTCGCTTAGCTATGTCGGCTTCGTTGAAACAAGCATTTACGTATTTTACTAGGTCATCGTCACTGTGTTCTTTGGTAAGGGCCATGGTTTATCCTCGGTTGGCGTGGGTGAAACTGTAGCTGGGACGGGCAATGGTCACGCTGTGTGAACCTTTGTTTTCTACAGCACCGGCGCACATGTATTGAAAGGCGTCGGCTGGGTGAGAGTATTGGTCTTTTACGGGCATTGGGCGGATGGATTCTACGTCATTCTGGTTGTCGGAGTATCTATAACCACCGGCTAACCCTTCGAGTAGGGTTGGGCAAGCTGTGGGATCAAGTACTAAGCCAGGGCCATCCCTGTCTGTGTAGGTTAGAAACTCGTTAACTACACTTTTGCGTTTTTCCATCGTTGTTGGGCCTGCTGATAGGTTTACTATCGGTGCGCTCTCTTCCATCTCCAGTGCGCAGGTCCGCGCGTCGGTGTCTTTACGTTGAAAGCCGGCTGGATCTATCCAGTGGTAATGGTCGTGGTATGGGTTGTTCCATTGGGGATCGTGACTGGGAAACGCAAAAGTGTAGTTAACGAGTTTCTAACCTACACAG